GTTGGCTCTATACGTTGTGTTTCGAAGTAGTATCCACATCAGCGCACGGTTTGGTTCTCCGTCTTGAATGATTCTATCGTAGTAGTTGTATTGGTCAATCTTTAAATAGACGTCTTGTACTACATCTTCTGCGAACTCGTTGTCACCAAATAAACGGACTATGTTAAGCCATTCCTTATGATGCTTTGATAAGATAGTTAGTGCGTTCATTGGTTAATTTCTAAACAAATATAAGACTATATTTTAATCAAACAAGTTGCCTACGAAAAAAGCCACCTGTTAAAGTGGCTCTAATCCGTTTAAATAAATCTCTCGGCTAACGTATTTGTCTAACTTGTGAAGTGTGCTTAGAGTGACGTCTTTGCCTTTGAGGAAGTTGTTTACTTGGAAGTGATGCATCTTTGCACCTGATAGCTTTATCTCCTCTACTATTTGATTCCGTGTTCGGGTAAGTAGAAGTTTGTTTATCTGCTTTCGTAAGTCTTCGTCGTTGATGTACATATCAAAAAGGCAGGTCGTTATCAATACTATCGCTAACTGGGAATCGTTCTGTAGGTGCAACATACGGCTCGCTGAATGATGCTGAGAAGAAACTTCCGTTTTTACCTTGCTTAACCCACAAAGCTACCTCCATCTCTTTGCCGTTTACGTTTACCTTTCCTTTGTAGTCGGGTTGTTTCTCATTCGTCTTTTTGTCGTTCTTAAAGATTGCTCCTGTGTTTAACTTGTTTTCCATTATAAATTATAGATTAAATTGATTACTAAAATAATTGACACTAACGTTATTAGTATCATTGTTGCAAGTGCTGCGCAGTATTCGTTGCGCTCGTTTTGGTTATAGCTCATAGTACAAAGATTAGATATCCAATAGTAATTCCTGCTAAAAGGTGCAGTAGTCGGTAGTAGTCTTCTTGGTTCATTGTTCGTCATTTATGGTATCATCAATTTCAATTTCTTGTAAACAGCACCAAAGCAAATTAATACTGTCTCCATATACATACTGCATATCTTTTAAATCCAATAAAATTTTGATGGCATTTAAAAAATTAATTGCCTCGCTCACTTCTTTTGTTGTTCTTGTCATTGTTTCTCTTTTTCATTTGACAAGTTTATAGTTTTCCGATGTGTCAAGGTATTTCTCCCAATCGTCATTCGTGTAGTTAAGCATTGATTCAAATTCGTCTTTTTGTAGTCGGTTGGTTCTGTACTTTTCTACACCAGAAGCGTACTTTAAACGGATAGTGTAGCAGCTTCGCCAATGGTCTGACTTTACATTTAGTTCATAGTTCATTGTTCTTGTTGTTTAAAGGTTTTTACTTCGTCTTTTAGTCGTTCAAGGTACAAACAAAAGTCCATAGCTTCTTCTTGAGCGTGATTAAGCCATTCTAACGCACTTAAATCAGTTCGTGTTAGCATAGTGCCGTACTTCTCTATTCCTCGTTGTGAGCGGTCATAAAACTTGCTCATCACTTTGAGGACAATCGGGTCTTCTACTTTCTGATTCATAGGAATTTCATTAAGGTGTCGTAATACAATCTGCAATCTTCAATCCTGTCTTTGATTTGTTCGATGACTGCTTCGTCTTTTTGTACATAGAATACTTTTACTCTGCGGTTCTTTGGAATTTGGCTAAATTCGTGTTTGCGTAGAATCTCCTCACGCAAGTCGTAGTCCTCGTCAATCTTATGCAGTTTCCAATGCGCACGTCTGATTTCGTCCTCTACCATTTCGATAGGTGTATCAACAAGGCAGTAGCAAAGCATTGACTGCTGCTTACCAGTTAGCCACATATATCCCTGTAGCTGATAAAAGTAGTCTTTGTTAGGGATTTCGGTATCAAAAAACGGAAAAGTAGTAGCGTCCCAAGAGCTTTTAACGTCAAGCAATATATCCTCCGTGTTTACATCAGGCGTTCCCTTGATATAATCGTTCTCAAAATACTCCTCATTCTTGTAGATAAATTTGACGTCTAAGACATCATTGACAAGTGAGATAGATAAATCCTCAACTGCGTTCCCTTTGTCCGTGTAACGGCTTGAAAACTCCTTCCTGATGCCGTATTTCTCTTGTAGCACAAGTTCGTGGATGTAAGTTTTTGCCGTTTGACTGAGTAGCTCCGTTTTTGAGCGTGGTGTTGCCATTATTTTACCAATGGCAGAACATCGAATCTTGAGAGCTTTCATAGGGCGTTGAGCATATCGATTTGACCTTCAGTTAATGCAAATGATGATTCGAGTTTCTCTCGTGTAAACTCACCTTTGGCGATGGCTTGTACTGCTGCGCTGAATCGCTTTTGGTCAATCGCAGGCAGTTTCTTTTCAGTCTTTGAGTTATCTTTTGAATCAGGGTCTGATTCAGTCTCGTCAATTAAGAACAAACCATTGAGAGCGTATTTACGAGCGTAGCTTGATGCCGTGCCAGTACATTGCTCCGATGACATTCCTTTGTGTTCTCCAAGCTCTGCAAAACCATTCGTTTGTACATTTGCTCCTTTGGCATCCCAAACACTTGCCGTAGCCTTTAAAAATAGCTTGTCTCCTACTGCTACAATCTCATCAGTAAGGAATAACATTAGTTCGTTTGCGAGTAGGTGCGGTTTGAGTGATTCGAGAATTTGCTCAGCACTCCTGTACTTGTACTTTCCAAACGAGTTGAAAGAACCTTTTGGGCATTTTAGTTCTGCCTGAACTTTTAGTAAACTTTTCATAGCGTTAATTTTATACGAAGATATAGATTATTTCAATTCATTGTACTTTTTTTTATATTTTTTTCTGAACGCGCCCTTCCGCCTCCCCCGCCCGCCCGCCCGGGAGGGGACTTTACTTGAAAATAGTATCAACGTGAACAACTATTTCTCCGACACTGGTTGAATCCGACGTACCACCAAAAACATTACCAATAACAACAAGATGAAGGTTTTTTGTTTTCCCATAAATTGAAGCACTATTTTGATATAGAAACTTTTGTTTTAAAGAGATATTTGCTACAAACGAATGAACATCTGCAATCCCTGCAATTTGTGAATTGATGTCAAACACTTGATCATAAATGCAAGTGAATGCCTTAGGATTGATAATTGAGGTTAATTGAGACGCTCCGTTTGGTAAAAATAACTGGCCAGTTGATAACGTGACATTAAATGTTGCGCCAGTTGTGATCTCTTCTCCTGTAAATCCTACAAGCAATCTATACGAATATGCACCAGCTGCTGTAGCTGATGTTATAATGCCTCGTAATTTAACAGCTTCAAGGAAAATACTATCTCCGTCTCTGCCTTCATTTGTAAATCCTTGCGTGATTTGTTCTGTGATATTGGTACTGTAAATGTTATTATGCTTCAAAGCTTGAGTAGGAGCATATGTATCATGCTTCGCAGGTGTATTCTTTAACATTTGTTTATGAAATGACATTTTATTTGATCTTCCTCTCTTTGATGTATAACTTCCACCTTGACCGGCCTTTTTGTATTTGTAATTACCATTACTGGTCTTTCTTTTCTTGTATGGAGGCATGTTGCTATCACTTTGGGAAAGTTTGCGACCTAACTTCCACCCTTTTATAGCACCACGAGTATTACCTTGGATATAACCCAATGCAGCACCACTTAATGCACCAACTATTTCCATTTTTTTAGTAAACTTTATTCCAAAAAATCAAAATGAGTTATCTGCATTCTACGCATCAACGCTGCTTTTTGTTCTTCTTTGGCTTCGGGGTACCAGAGTCTGGGGTCGACATTTGACGTAATCCAATAATGGGTAGCATTGAGGCAACGGCTTGATCCTTTAACTTCCACAATGACTGGATAACGGTCCAACCACCTGAGCATGTGTGAGATATCGATACCTCCATCAAATTCTTCGATAACAACATGTTCTTGACGACGGTAGCCACACCAGAATTTTGTCCTCGGATCTTTAGGGAAAGCTGCCATTCCAGCAAGGTCCCAAGCTTGCCGTGACTTGCCAGAGCCAGTTCTACCCCAGTATACATAGCAAGTTCTGACCATTCCAATTGGCTCCGCAAAGTCTGACTCGATTTGTCGGATAGTCCTGTAACTTTGAACACGTATACTGGCAGGGATTTCCATAATATCTCCTTTTTTGGCGGCCTCCCAAACACGTTCCCACTCGATTTTTGAGTTCCTTTGGATGGGCTTTTCTCCGAATTCGAACTGGGTTCCTTCAACTCGGGTGTCTTCCTTCCATACATATTCGTCCGCGGCACTTGACCTGGTAAGATCGGCGTGGAAGGGACCGAAACACTTTCGAACTGCGGAGAGAGATTTCTTCTGCCTGAAGGCGACAACGATCTGCCAGTGCACGAACCCCCGTTCACCTGTCTCCAGTTGCCCTCGGATCCACTGGCATTCATTCGCAAAAGGGTAGGGGACATATTCGTGTCCGGGGATAGTAAGCATCCAGAATATCCCCTGTCTTCTTCCTGCCATTCCATTTTTAAAGTTTAAAAAATGAAACGTTTTATATGACCTTTATACTTTTTTTTTAATTTAGATCAAAGTCATGGGGTCCATGTCATTTAATCGTCATTTCATTTAATCTCCATTTTTTTTTTCCAGGGTACCGCGAGGGTACCCATGGTGATTCTGAGAATTGAGAACCGCGACTAGTAAGTAGTAACTACAGTTCTCACGAACTGTTGGGTCTTACTAGTCGCGCATATTCTCGTTATTGATGTTGAGAGTTGACATTAACAACGGCCTGCCGGCCTACGTTGCACTGGGCTATCAATTTAAACGTAATTGTCATGCTAATGATACCCCATAACCGGACAGGTACTCTTTGTGACACGTGTCACACTAACCCTAACCCTAAACCCTAACCCTAATGTATAAATTCGAAATTTCTAAGTTAATTTTTATTAATGCAAGAACCATCCATCCATCCAAGAGAATGCTTCTATTCAATGGAACCTTTGGGTTCTGTAAAAGACAAACATGATTTCCAACGAGATCTTCGTTTAGTTATGCGTAACATCAAGAAGACTGCCAGACCTCTACCACAAGATAAAGTAGAAATTATTATCCCACAATTTCAACATAATAAAGCAACTCAAACATATTTTTTTTTATTTTTTTCTGAACGCGTCCTTCCGCCTCCCCCCCCCCCCCCGCCGGGGGGGGGACTTACTTGAAAAATGTATCAAAGGTAAAAATCATTTTCCCCTACCTGGTTTAATACCAATT